GCTATGGAGCTATCCTGCTATCATGAGATGAGTAAGGCTATCCAGGAGAAAGGATACGTTAATAAGCATGATCAGGTATCTCCATATGTGAGCATCCGAAATAAGGCATTTGTAAATATTACTGCTCTGGCTAGAGAGTTTGGCCTGAGTTTTAGTGCTAGGGATAAAATGGCCTCCAGGTTTAAAGGCCAGGATCCTAATCAGATGAGCCTGCTGGATGATCTGCTGAGAGGGATCCCTGGGGCAGATGATGAGCAGGATCCTCCTATGATGAGAGCGGTAAAATAGAATGATCTAGGGTATGGGTAGAAAGCAGCTCCATATAGCAGAGCAGTATGCAGATCAGATATACCGGGGTAAAATATCCGCCTGCAATTATATCCAGCTGGCAGTAGAGAGATACTATAGGGATCTGAGAGATGCAGAGCAGAGAGGCCTGGTATTTAATAGAGCCTATCCGGAGCACTGTATAAAGTTTATGAGCTATCTCAGGCTCTGGGAGGATCCCTGGGCTGGGCATCCATTTATCCCGGATCCCTGGCAGCAGTTCCTGATCTGGCAGATGTACGGCTGGAGGAGAGGATCTGCTACTGGATCTCTGCGGTTTAATATGATCTATCTGGAGATAGCTAGGAAAAATGGTAAAACTACTCTGGGAGCTGCTCTGGAGATCTATAGCGCTATAGCCTCCGGAGTGCAGGGAGCTCAGGTATACAGTGCTGCTACTAAGAGAGATCAGGCCAAAATACCATTTAACTCTGCTAAAAACATGATAAAAGCTACTCCTGGCCTGGGTAAGATAGTTAAGGTAAAAGGCCTGGAAATAGAGGTTCCTGGCACTAATAGTATTATGCAGCCTCTCTCTGCAGATTATGGATCTCTGGATGGGTTAAATAGTTACTTTTCACTCATAGATGAGCTACACGCTCATAAGTCGGATCAGTTAGTAAACGTAATTAAAACTAGTACCGGATCCCGTCCATCCTGGCAGATCCTAGAGATAACTACTGCAGGGAGTAATACGGAGGGAGTATGCTATGATCATAGAAAGCATAGTATAAATGTACTCCAGGGAGCAGTAGAGGATGATCGCTGGCTGGCTATGATCTATACTCTGGATGATGAGGATAGCTATAAGGATCCGGAGGTATGGATAAAGGCTAATCCATCTCTAGGAAAGGCTAAACGTATAGACTATATAGAGGGAGAGGTAAAGGAGGCAGAGGCCAGGGCATCCTATCTAAATACAGTACTGCGGTATGATTTTAATATATGGGTAGGAGCCTCTAAAACGTGGATAAAGGATGCAGTGTATCAGGATACAGTGCAGGATTTTACGGATGAGGAGATAAAGGATCTACCTGCATTTGGAGGCCTGGATATAGCCAGTACTAGAGATTTTACTAGCCTCTGCCTCCTGTTTTATGATGAGGATAAGGATCTGCTCTATAGGCGGAGCTGGTTCTGGATACCGGAGGATACTCTGGAGGATCGCATGGAGAGGCAGCTGGTAAATTGGGCTGTATGGGTAAAAGCAGGCTGGATCCGGTGTACTCCTGGTAACGTCCAGGATGATAGGACTATAGCCAGGGATATTATTAAGATCCTGGCAGATTATAATTTTAAGGGGCTGAGCTATGATAAGTATAAGGCTCATGCTGGTATAATCCAGGATCTGCTCTCTGAGGGTATAAAGCTCCGGATGATGCCTCAGGGTATTACTTATATGAGTGAGCCTACTAAACTCCTGGAGAGGCTGATATACAGTAAAAAGCAGATAAATGATCCTAATCCGGTGTATAGATGGCAGCTGGGTAATGTGGATCTATATATGGATGCAAACGAAAACATAAAAGTAAGAAAGCAGGCCAGCATAGATAAGGTAGATGGCATAGTAGCTAATATTAATGCTCTAGCAGAGTGGAGTAGCTGGCAGGAGGAGCGTAATAAAAAGCGGAGTGCATATAATAAGCAGAGTAAAGTAATAAGGCATCTAAGATAATGGCAGAGCTAACAGAGCAGCAGCAGCAGCTGCTAACAGTAAAGGGATTTATAAGGAGATATCTGCAGATCTACTGGCAGGAGGAGCTAAATCAGAGGCAGGCCTATGAGCGTACTGAGCAGGAGTACCTGGAGATAGTAGGGAGGAGAAAATATGCATCCTTTGAGAGTTTTAGGCCTACTATGTATAGGCATCTCAGAGATAATAATGGATAATATAACTACTGCTGTAGTTTATGCTGGTTTTAATTTGAGTAATTAACCAGAGAGAGCTAGATATTAAATCTGGCTGCAGAAAGTAAATAAAAGCACTGCCAGATCCAGATCTAATAGATATAGGTTTGCTGGCATGAGGATAGGCCAGTATAATTTATCTCTAGAGCTCAGGAGTACAGATAGCTCATCTACATTAAAGGATCCAGGCCTTTTAAAGTGGTTTGGATTTGGAGCAGGAGGCAGATCATCCGCTGGAGTAGCTGTAACTCCGGATACTGCTCTAAAATTATCTCATATTTATTTAGGGGTAAGGCTCATAGCAGAGGGTATAGCCTCTATGCCTTTTGGAGTATATCTAAAGGATGGGGATAAAAGGCAGGCGCTGCCAGATCATCCTCTATATCCTCTGATACATGATAAAGCCTCTCCTTTCTTTACTAGCTATGCTCTCCGGGAGGCGCTGATCTCCAGTGCTATTTTAAGGGGTGGAGGATTTGCCAGGATAGAAAGGGATCTAAATGGGAGGCCAGTAGCTTTTCACTATATCCAGGAGCAGAAAGTAGAGCCTTTTGCATTTAATGGAAAGCGCTGGTATAAGGTGGATGGGTTTAAACTACCTATCCCGGATCTAGATATGATCCATATACCAGGCTACGGTTTCGATGGCCTGAGGGCTAAGAGTTTTGTGGCCTATGCTGCAGATAGCCTGGGAGTATCTCTGGCAGCTCAGGATTTTGGGGGTAAGTTTTTTAGTAATGGCGCTAATCTAGGAGGCATCCTATCTACAGATAAGGAGCTAGATCAGGAGGCAGAGGATAGGTTAATAGATAGCTGGAACGCTAGATACCAGGGAGAGAGCGGTGCGCTGGGTACTGCTATGCTCCAGGATGGTATGCAGTACACTAGGATAGGTATAGCTCCTAATGAGGCTCAGTTTATAGAAACGAGGCAGCTAGGTATAGAGGAGGGAGCCAGATGGCTAAATATCCCGGTATCTAAGTTAAAAAGCCTAGAAAAAAGCAGTTATAATAGCCAGGAGCAGCAGCAGATAGAGTGGGTAATGGATGCTCTCAGACCCTGGGCAGTAAAGCTGGAGCAGGAGTTTAATGCTAAGATTTTTAGAGCCTCAGAGATAGGTACTCATTATGTGAGAATAAATCTAAATGGGCTGCTCCGGGGAGATCTCAAAAGCAGAGCGGAGTATATTAAAACCCTGGCAGATCGGGCTGCATTAACTACTAATGAGATCAGAGCTCTAGATGATTTAAATCCGGTAGATGGTGGAGATGTACGCTATATAGCTGCTAATATGATCCCTACAGATATAGCCTCCGATTTTTGGATAGCCAAATCAGTACCAGGTAAATCTCCGGAGTTAAAAAGTATGGGATTTAAAAAAGCAGGAGAGGAGTATCTCCAGCAGCCAGGGGTATTAAATAATAATGATCATGAGTAAAAAGGACTATCTAAAGGGAGTGGATGAGCAGGCGGAGCGCCGGTTTATATCTCATCCAGTAGGATATGAGATCCGGGAGGATCAGGAGCAGGGAGAGATCCAGGGAATAGCTATAAAAGTAAACTCAGAGAGTAATCTAGGCTGGTATAGAGAGGTAATTATGCCTGGAGCCTTTGATGATGTTCTAGGGGATGATGTTAGGGCTCTATTTAATCATGATCCTAATCTAATCCTGGGGAGGACTAAAAGCGGTACGCTGGAGCTCTATAAAACAGAGGTAGGAGATCTGGCCTATAGATATACTACTCCGGATAGATCCTATGCTAAGGATCTAGAGGATGCTATTAAAGCTGGAGATGTGTCTCAGAGTAGTTTCGGGTTCAGAGTAAAGGAGGATAGCTGGGAATACTCAGAGGATCGTAATACTCCTGATCTGAGAAAAATACACAAGCTAGAGCGCCTATATGATGTATCTCCGGTAACGTATCCGGCATATCAGGATACTACAGTAGCTAAACGTTCTGCAGATCATGCTCAGGAAAGCAGGAAAACTAAAGAGGCTCCAGAGCTGGATGCCTTTGAAGCTCAATATTTAATCAACAAAAACTCAAAAAAATGGTAAAGAGTTCAGTGCTCCTAAAGGAGGAGAGAGCATCTAAGATCCAGGCTCAAAAGGAGCTGCTGGATGCTCGTAAAGCAAGTGGTGCAGATTTTAATGATGAGCAGCGTGCTCAGTTTAATACTCTGCAAAAGGATATCGAGGCTCTGGATGCTCAGATAGAGCAGAGAGAGATGGAGGAGAAAGCAGAGCAGCGTGCAGCTGCAGCAGCTGCTCCAGTAGTGCATAGTGTGCAGGGTAAAGTGCCGGAGAGTACTGTAAAGGATCTCCGCTCCTACTCTATGCTAAAGGCGGTACGCTCTCAGATGGGCGGTAAGCTGGATGGCATTGAGGCAGAGATGCACCAGGAGGCAGTAAAAGAGGCTAGAGATGCTGGTACTCAGATCTCCGGGGTAGGGGTTCCTAATGTGGCTGCTGGTGTACTTTTCGCTCCTGAGAAGCGTGCTACTATGACTACGGATGCGGATGCAGCTGGTGGTTATTTGGTTCCAGAGGAGCCTCATGAGCTGATAACTGCTCTGCGCGAGGGTATGGTAACGGCTGCAGCAGGTGCTCAAATGTGGGGCGGATTAATTGGTAATGTACCGGTAGATGGCCTCACTGGAGTATCGGTTACATGGCCTGGAGAGGATGCTAATGCCTCAGAGAGTAATCCTACTGCATCTCAAAAGGTGCTAAAGCCTAACAGAGTAACGGGCTATAGTACTTTTAGTAAGCAGCTGCTGATGCAGACCAGCGGATCAGTAGATAGAGCTCTGAGAGCTGATTATGCTGCTGCTCTGCAGGAGGCCTGGGATGCTGTGGCTATTAATGGAGGCGGATCTAATGAGCCTACTGGTATCCTGGCTACGTCCGGTATAGGAGATGTAGAGGGCGGTACTAATGGCCTGGCTCCTGCCTTTTCTCATATGCTGGAGCTGGAGGAAACAGTAGGAAACGCTAAAGGCCTCCGGCCTGGGGCTCAGCTGGCAGTAGTATCTAATCATAAGGTACGCCGGGTGCTGAAAGGCACTAAAATAGATGCCGGATCTGGATTTATGGTATGGCAGAATAATGAGGTAAATGGATATACTGCATATGCCTCTAATGCTGTGCCTAGTGATCTGGATAAGGGTACTGCTACTGGAGTATGCTCTGCTATTGTTTTCGGTAATTTCCGTGATCTGGTACTAGCTCAGTGGGGCGGAGTAGATCTGCTGGTAGATCCCTACTCTGCAGGGATCGCTGGTAATGTGCGCCTGATCGCTGCTCTATATGTAGATGTAGCGGTACTGCGTGCTGCTAGTTTTGCTGCTATGAAAGATGCATTAACTGCATAATAATATCGGTTGGTTTAGATGTGTAGGATCCGGGGAGGCTGGGGCTCTGGCCTCTCCTCTCCGGATCTCTATTTAAATGGGTAAAGATCATGGCAAAGAAAGCAACAAAGAAAGCAGCAGAGGCTCCTAAAGTAAAGAGGGTGCTATTTATCCGGCAGCCGGCTAGTATAGGCCTGGCATATGCAGAGGGTAAGGAGTATGATCTGCCAATAAAGCAGGCGGATGATCTGGTAAAGCGTGGATTTTGTGTAGATCCATCTGAGGCAAAAGGATAAAAAGTACAGAGATGATAAGACTGCAGAAAGTATCTAGAGAGGATTATGAGCCTCTATCTCTATCAGAGGTAAAGCTGCATCTAAAGGTAGATGCAGATGCAGATGATGCTCTGATATCTAATCTGATCCAGGGAGCTAGGGAGCTCCTGGAGGATGCCTGCAGTATTACTCTGATTAAAAGTACCTACAGGATCTATCTGGATGGGTTCCAGCAGATGATCTATCTGCCTAGAGCTCCTCTAATTTCTGTGGATAGTGTAAAGTACCTGGATACGGATGGATCAGAGCAAACGCTGGCAGCATCTAGGTACTCTATAGATGCAGTATCTAAGCCTGGGCGGATCCGGATTAATGATATACCTGGTACTGATGCAGATGCTCTAAATGCTGTATGGGTAGAATATCAGGCAGGATATTTAGATAGCTCAGTGGAGGCAGATCTGCAGGCAGCAGTGCCTATGGTAGCTAGGCAGGCTATGCTGCTTATTATAGGATACTGGTATGAGAATAGAGAGGATTTTTATACTGATAAGTACCAGGCTCCTAGAGCTGCTAGGTATTTAATGGCTAGGCTAAAAGTGCAGGATTTTTATAGCTATGGGTAAGAGGACAAAAATAGCAGAGCTAGATGAGAGGGTAACTATAATTACTCCTGCCTATACTCAGGATGCTACTGGTCAGGTGCTGCCTAATTATGATACTCCTGCTGCCAGTGTAGAGGTATGGGGCAGGGTACGATATGTATCAGGATCAGAGAAAGTAGAGGCTGCTCAGGTAGTAGCTACGGATGAGCTGGAGGTAATAGTACGCTATAGGGAGATAGATAAGGATCAGGTGCTGGAGCTCTCAGATGGAGAGATCTATGATATAACGGCCTCCGGAGATTTAAATCATTATCAGGAGGATATCCAGCGTAAAAAATTAACCAGGATCAGGATTAAAAAGAGAGATAGAGGATAATGGGATCTAGATATAGAGAGTATATGGGATCCTCCGGGAGATCTAGCAGAGCCTCAGTAGGGAGGAGCATGAGTGCCTCTAAGGAGATGGTAAGAATAGAGGGTTTTGATGAGCTGGTATCTAAGATTAAAAAAATCTCCTCAGATGTAGATAAAAAAAGGGAGATCAGGAAAATCCTCAGGGCAGCATTAAAGCCTACGGTGCAAGCAGCTCAGGCAGCAGCTCCGGAGGCAGATAGGGTAATAATCCGGAGAGTAAAAGGAGGTAATAAGGAGTACAGGTATGAGCCTGGTAATCTAAAAAAAAGCATAGGCTATATAACGGTGAGGAGTATGCGCTATGCTACAGTAGAGGTAGGAGCTAGAGCTGGATCCCGTAAAAAGTATGATGGATATTATGGGGGATTTGTGCATGAGGGTACTAAATACATATCTAAGGCTGTGCCCTATCTGGATATAGCTATGAAAAAAACAGGAGGAGCAGCCTCTGCTGCTGCAGCTCTAGGGATGAAAAAGAAAGTAGATAGCATAGTGAAAAAGTATAGCGTATAATGCAGGTAGGTAAGGCTATATATGATATCCTGAGTAATAGCGCTGGAGTATCTGCTCTAGTAGGATCCAGGATCTATCCGGAGCTGGCTCAGCAGAAAGCCTCCAGGCCTTATATAGTGTATAAGGTGCATATGATAGATCCGGAGGATAGTAAGCAGAGAGCAGCTAGGCTGGATAGTGTATATGTATATCTCCAGGTAATAGGAGATAGCTATGCAGAAAACAGTAGTATAACTGCTGCTATCAGGGCTGCTATGGATAGATACTCTGGTACTAGATCGGTAGGGGGAGAGGATATCCAGGTGCAGAGCATCCGGTATATATCCACTGAGGATAGATATAGTAAAGAGGCGGAGAGCTATGTGCAGGAGAGTGAGTATAAGATAAGGCTAGTAGTATGATCAGTTATAGTATCCATCTGCCAGCAGTAGAAAATAAAGCAGAGCAGCTCTGGGAGCTGGTGCAGGTAAATTATCCAGGAGCTCAGAGGGAGGTTCTGAGGTTTGCGGAGAGGGATGATCTGAGGGAGTTTGTGAGATCCTGCTATGCGGATCCGGCGTGCCTGGTTTATGAGGATGGCAGAAAAAAGCAAATAAATAAGAGAGAGAACATGGAAAAAATTAAGCTAAGCAAAGCCTGGGAGATAAAGCCAGGGGTAACAGTGGAGAAAGGATCTACTGTAAAGGTAACACTGCAGAGAGCGGAAGCTCTGAGAGCTGCAGGGATGGTACAGGATGAGAAAAAGAGTACTAACACTAAAATAGATAAATAAGATGGCAGCGACTACTACGGCTATTAATGGCTCTGATTATGTACTGATGATCAGTACTGATGCAGGAGTATCCTATGATGAGATAGGAGATTTAACTAGCGCCTCTCTGAGCTCTCAGATGGCTACTAGAGATGTGAGTGCTAAGCAGAGTGCAGGGCACAAAAGGATAGCAGAGGGGCAGCAGAGTTCTACTGCATCCGGTGAGGTTTTGGTAACTTTTGATACAGAGGCGGATATAGCAAAGCTATCCGATCTCTGGAGCCTCAAAAATAACCGGACTAAGCATAAGGTAAAAATGAGTAATGGTAACTCCGGAGATTACGAATGGATTTTCGATGCCTATATAACTGGGCTAAATGTAGAGAGCGGAGTGGAGGATACTGTAACGGCCTCTATAGATTGGGAGGTAGATGGAGAGCTGAATGCTACAGTTATTGCCTGATAAAATACCTGTATCCTGATCCGGGGGCTGGCTCCTCTGCTTTTCAGCAGTGGGGGCTGGCCTCCTTTTTAACACTGTAAGAAAATGGAAAGCACTATAAAGATTAAAGGCCAGGAGTACGCTATCAGAGTATCCTGGAAAGTTCTAAAGCGGTTTTGTAATAAGACCGGAAAGAAAATGCAGGAGCTAGATGATCTCTCTCCTATGGATTTCGAGGAGATATTATATCAGGCTATCATGCTAAATAATCCAGGAGCTACTATTACTAGGGAGCAGCTGGAGGACTGGCTAGATGAGGATATGAGTAGGCTCTATGAGATCTCCAGTATTATAGAGAGAGATCTGCAGCCAGCTCCAGATCCGGAGGGAGAGGTAAAAAAGCAGATGGATCAGTAGAGGCTAAGCCTTTTACTGAGGATGCTCTGGAGGAGGCTGGCCTGGGCATCCTGGGGCTGCAGATAGAGGAGCTCTGGGCATATACTCCTAGAGAGTTTTTTAATGCTCTCAGGGGGTACTACAGGGATCAGGCTCAGATCCTGGAGATGCAGCATAGGAGTAATATGGTGGCCTCTAGGTTTGCAGCAGCCAGGATAGCTAATTATCTGGTAAAGCAAAGGGTAAAGGAGCAGGATCTGGGGGTATTTACCTGGGAGGAGAAAAAAGCAGGCCGGGTAATTAATAGCAGAAAGGATCTAGAGGATCTACTAAGAGAGAAACAAGCTAAAAGAGAGCAGCATGGGGCTACTAAGTAAATTAAATGTAGGGCTATATCTAGATATCTCTAAGTTCAGTACAGATCTGCAGAATGCCTCCAGGAAAATCTCTAAAACTGGAAAGCATATGCAGAGCCTGGGTAAAAAAATGAGCCTGGGTTTATCTGCTCCTCTAGGGATTATGGCAGCTCAGGCTATCCGGGTGGGGGCGGATTTTGAGGCCTCTATGAATAAAGTGAGCGCTATTACTGGAGCAACTGGAGAGGATTTTAACCAGCTCCGGGAGGCAGCTAAGGCTCTAGGGATATCTACTCAATTTAGCGCATCTGAGGCAGCGGAGGGTATGACGTATCTAGGCATGGCTGGATTTAATACTGCTCAGATAGTAGCTGCTATGCCAGCGGTGCTAGATCTGGCAGCAGCTGGTACTCTGGAGCTGGGATCTGCTGCGGATATAGCCTCTAATATTATGGGGCAATTTGGGATCCAGGCAGATCAGGCATCCAGGGTAACTAATGTGCTGGCAGCTACTGCCAGCAGCTCTAATACTGATATAACTCAGCTGGCGGATGCTATGAAATACCTGGGCCCGACTGCTGCAGCTATGGGAGTATCAGTGGAGGATGCTGCAGCTGTAGTAGGAGTGCTAGGAGATGCAGGCCTGCAGGGATCTATGGCTACTAGAGCATTTAGTACTGCTCTGCTCCGGCTATCAGATCCTACTGCAGAGATGCAGGGCGCTATGGATGCGCTGGGGGTATCCTTTTATAATGCCTCTGGAGAGTTTGTAGGAGTAGCAGATATGCTAAAGCAGCTAGAGGTAGCTACTGCAGGCCTAACAGATCAACAAAAGCAGATGTACCTGAGCCAGATATACGGCTCTGAGGCATTTAAGCATATGCAGATCCTGCTAGATCGCGGATCAGAGGCCTATGCTAATTTTAGTGGATCCATTACTGGCACTGATAAGGCTCAGCAAATGGCAGCTAAGCAGATGGAGGGATTTAATGGAGCTATAAAAGCTCTGAGATCTGCTATAGAGGGTGTAGGGATCGCATTTAGTGAGAGCGGAGTGCTGGCCTTTTTAACCAGTATGATCCGGGGGCTCTCTATTATGATCCGGGGAGCAGCTAAAGCATCTCCGCTACTTTTTAAACTGGCAGCAGCTGTAGGGGCGGTACTTATAATAGTGCCTCCTCTGGTAATGGGTATAGGAGCTCTGGCTGCATCTATGGCTGCTCTAAATGGGGCAGCTCTGCCTATTACTGCAATAATTATAGCTATTATCCTGGTGCTGGCAGCTCTGGCTGCAGCTGCGGTATATGTTTATGATAACTGGGAGGCTATAACGGAGAGGATGGCTAATCTCTGGATAAAGTTGAAAAATGGAATAATAGAGGCTATAGCCAGGATCATCTCTGCAGCAGATGGGCTATTTAGTGCTCTAGGTATGAATTTTCTAAGCGGAGCAGCAGATAGGCTCCGGAAATTTAAGGAGCCAGTAAAAGAGGTTACTACTAGTATGGGATCCTTTGGGGATAGTATGAAGCCTATAAAGGATGCTATACTGCCAGATCTAAATGCTGGCCTGGATGATACTGCTACTAGTTTGGGTACTGTAGCTACTGCAGCGGATACTGCAGCTGGGGCTATGGCTAGGCTCCAGGAAAGGATGGCATTTATACCTAGTTTATCAGATCCTAAGCCAGTGCATATACAATATGTAGAGGATAAGAAAAATGGCACTAAAGCCGGGCAGTATATCCCGGAAAGGCCAGAGATGGATCTAGGATTAACAGATAATGAAAAAGCTAATGCAGAGAGATCTATAACATGGTATGAGGCTCTAGGGCAGAGGCTCGGTGCTGTATTTGTAGATATAGAGCAGCAGATATCTAGGAGCCTGGTGAGCCTGGCTATGAATGTGGGTACTTTTATGGGAGCTCTAATAGCTGGAGCAGATGTGGGGGTATCCTTTGGGCAGATTATCCTGAGTAGTTTTAGTGGCCTTTTAAAGCAGTTAGGCCAGATGATGATAGAGGCAGGGGTAGCTAAACTGGCATTTGATGTAGCTATGCTAATCCCTGGAGGAGCCTGGGGTGCTATAGCAGCAGGTACTGCTCTGGTGGCTGCAGCTACTGCATTAACTAGTCTGCTCTCAGGAGGCAGAGGATCCGGAGGATCTGCGGTATCTGCTCCTCCTATGCTGGCCTCCGGAGGTTTAGCGTATGGTACTACTCTGGCAGTGGTAGGAGAGTACTCTGGAGCTAGTGCTAATCCAGAGGTAATAGCTCCTCTGAGTACATTAAAAAAGCATCTAGGATCCTCAGAGCCTGCTATTATAGGCGGTACTATCAGATCTAGGGGTAGGGATTATGAGGTGATCCTGGCTAATGAGAGCAGAGTAAGTAATAGGAGGAGGTAATGGGTATCAGGTTTAGAGAGGATTTAGATAATACGGATCTAGGGAGCTCCTGGAGAGTAGAGATACATGATCTAGAGTATGCAGATAGCATCCAGGATCTAGTGCTCTCAGATCCATACTTCGAGATCTCCTGGGATAAAGAGGGAGATGATCTATATGCTCCGGTAAAAGCATCCAGTGCAGAGATCTACATAGAAAGCCAGAGCGGAGATACTGCTCTGCTATCCTTTTATGATGATCTAAGGACTGCAGAGGAGGGGAGATTTTATGTAAAAATCTATAGAGGAGATGGAGGAGATCCGGAGAGCTATAGCCTTTACTGGGTAGGCCGGGTATTTACAGATGGAGTATCTAGAGGGGTGGCGTATCCATATACTTTTACTCTATCTGCTACAGATGGGCTAGGTATCCTAAAAGATATAGATTATGATGATGAGGGTACTCTATACTCCGGAGCAGAGAGTTTTATAGGGATGATCCTAAAGGCTCTGGATAAAACAGGGATCCCGGATTTATATGGAGCTACGGATGATCTGCTAGAGGTTTGCAGTGAGTGGTATAATGTGGATCATGATGCTATTACTGTAGATACTCCTCCTCTGGAATACTCTAGGATAGATCATGCTACTTTTTACCAGGAGGCAGAGGATGAGGATACACTGTATAAAGCCAGTAGTGCATATGATGTACTGGAGAATATCCTAAAAGGATGGGGAGCCAGGATAATATATGCTAATGGCCTGTATAGGATCATCCAGCTGCATCTATATCAGAGTACAGATGCTAAATATGCTGTATATGATAAATCCGGCACTAGAAATAATGCAGCTACTCATAATGTAACGGCCTGGCAGGAGGAGCTGGATGGGGTAAATATCAGGGAGCTATCTGGAGGCCAGATATTTTATCATCCGGCAGCTAAGAAAGTAAAAGCGGTTCATTATCATGCAGGCAGTTATAATAGGTTGCCTAATCAGAGGAGATATAGTACTGCTGTAGATGTGGGAGGGTTTGCAGCTGGAGGAGGTAGTAAGGTTAAAATAAAGGGGGTAATTAAACTCACTGTAACTAATCGTACTGCTGCTACAGTGCATAATAAGCTGGCCTACTTTCAGCTGTTTTTTAATATCGGAGCTAATTATCTTAAAAAAACTGCTCTAGGCCAGGATACTACCTGGAGTACTAGCTATAATGCATATCAGGTAAGTACTATGCTCTATCAGACTGGCATATTTACTACGGACTGGCAGAGGACTATCTATATACCTATCTCAGTAGTAACTCCATCTATCCCTGCAGGATCCAGCTCAGGTAATGAGTTTAGGCTAATACAGGGAGGCTGGATGGATACTAATGGTAATCCGGTATCTATAACAGATGCTCTAGAGATAGGAGCTCAGGCAGATCCATATGATGCAGCATATGCTGGTAAGTTTGTATATCAACATGAGTGTAAATACTTTGAGCTAGTATCTCTAGTAAATGGTAAAGATCCCTGGGAGGAGGATGAGTACCTGGCAGTAAATCCTGCAGTATCAGGATATGAGAACAGTAAAGTAATAGATCTAGGCTCTATAAAGTTTGGAGATAAAGTAGAGGGCTATGAGCCAGGCAGGATCGAGGTAAGATCTGCAGCCTCTGCAGTGTGGGCAGATGCTACGGAGGGATCCTGGGATGCTGGTACTCTGGCAGGATCAGAACAATTTACAGAGCTGCTAGTAAAGGAGGTAGCATCTCAGTATAGGCAGCCTCTAAAGGTTCAGAGTACTGCATTATATGGGATCTATGATATCTGGAAGCAGCTAAAAGAGGGGGATATATCAGAGTATGACTACTGGGTATTTAATGGAGGTAAGCTAAATGCTGCTAGGGATGAGATCTCTGGAGAGTGGATAGCGGTAATCTCCAGGGATATCTCTGCTGCTACTAGCACTATTAAAAATCTCTCCTCCGGATCTACTCCTGGGGATGATGTGGGTAATATACTGGAGGAGGTGCTAAGGCTCCAGCAGGGAGTGCAGAGTACTCTAAAAAACGTAAGCGGAATAACTAGTATAAGCTCAGATATAGATGCTGGATCTCCTATTACGTCAATACCTATAGATGCTGTAGGATCTGCTACGATTAAAGCAGGCCAGAGTATAATCCTGATGGATCCGGTAACAGGAGGTACAGATACTTTTACAGTGGCTGCAGATGTAGGAGCTGGGGATACTAGCATATCAGTATCCAGTAAATCTCCGGATAATAACTATGGAGCTGGGGCGGTAATACTCTATCCATCTAGTACAGTGGCTCAGGCTATATCTGATGTAGAGGCTGGGGCAGTGGGCTCTGGAGATAGTAATATAGATGGAGGTGCTCCGGATACAGATTATACTTTAGAGAGTTTTTCAATAGATGGAGGAGATCCTGATAGTTTTTAAGATATGGCACAACAGATACAGATAAGGAGAGGAACTGCTGCAGCATGGGCAGCATCTACTAAAGTGCCGGCGCTAGGTGAGTGGTGTCTGGATACTACTAACATGGTAGTAAAAATGGGTAACGGAGTAGATTTATTTTCTGCTCTGGATAATGCTCTGGATCTAGGCTCTATAATTACTATGGATAGCATAGGTATCTGGTATCTGGCCTCTGAGGATACTGCTGATGCAGATCCTGGAGATTATTATATAGCCAAAGATGATATAAATCCATCTGCTGCAAATTATTTTTATTTATCTGATCAGTCTGCAAACGGAGTAGATGTATCAGATGTATTATCTAGGCTGGCCTCTGGAGCTCTGATCTATATCTCTGATGGAGCAGCTGCTACTGGAGCACTCTATGAGGTAACGGGTACTCCGGTAGATGGTACTGGATACTGGAAAATCCCGGTAAATAATTTAGATGGTGCTCCGGTATGGGGTGAGGATGCTAGGTTGGGATTAACTTTTATGTACTCTAATAATGCAAGCTCTATAGATGTACCTGGTTTATCCTCTATGCCTGCAGAGTTAATAGATGCATCTGATCTCTATCAGGTATATGATGTGTCTGCTGGACAGAATAAAAAGATAACAGGAGCAGAGCAATTTACGGCAGGAGCAAATTTAGCCAGGCTTGATATATGTTTAGCATTTGATGATAACACTACAGAGGGGGAGCCTGGCACTAGTGCCTTTAGGTTAAATAATACTGATCCATCTGCTGCCTCAGAGCTCTATATAAAATACTCAGTGCTGGATGGGGTGGATATCTCCTCTATAATAGGATCCCTGGGGTCAGGATCTATATTTATGCTGGTTCCTTTTGATGGGCTGGATCTGATGATATTTACAGTATCCGGATCCATTACTGATAATACTACATGGGCTAAAATACCTATAACAGTAGCGAGCTCTGGCAGTACTACTCCTCCAGCTACTAATTACTATGGATTTAGAGTGCTCTATACTCCTGGAGCAGCAGCAGCTGATAAAGCTGCAGGCATCCGGTATAAGTTTAGTGCATCCACTGCAGAAACAGATCCGGGGGCTGGGTATTTAGCGTATGATGATACAGATCCTAGTTTAGTAGGTAGTATAGTAATGGATGATCTGGATGCAGATGGAGTAGATTTATCTGATCTATTTACTGCTATGGATGGGCTAAATCATTATCTGCTTATAAAATCAGAGGCGGATCCTGGGGATTTTTATTTAGGCCAGGTGCAGTCAGTATCTGATAATACAGGGTATTTTACTATACGTATAGATGTAAAAAGCTATGGCCTGCTGCCTACTGCGGATGATGTACTAAGCGTGCAGATCATCCAGGCAGAGGATAATGATACTGGTATAGCCTCAGTATCTGCAGATCCATCTCCTGTATTTTCTAATAATGTAGGGCTAAATAACAAAGGATTTTATATATCCATTACTGCAGGAGAAACGCTGGCAGCTGGAGATGTAGTGCAGCTAGATAGTGGTACTAAAGCTAAGGCAGATGCAGAGGGTACTACTAAGGGGGCGCTGGGTATATGCCAGGGAGCAGCTACGGCCTCTAATCCTGTAAATGTATTTATAGCAGGGGTATTTACTACTACAGGCCTCACTGCTGGAGCGGTGTACTTTTTATCTGCAGCTACTGCTGGAGCTATTACTGCTACTGCTCCTACTGGTACAGGGGATCAGATCAGGGTAATAGGCCAGGCTATCAGTACTACTCTGCTGCTGGTGTCTATCTCTCCGGATTATTATGAGCATAGCTGAGATATGGGAATTAATAAGATAAATGGAATTAATGCAGCTGATCTAGCTAAGCTGGCAGGCATCTCTATCTCTGATATATCTAAGGTAAATGGGGTGGCTCTGGATGCTGGGGTATCAGTGCCTACTATTAGCGCCTATGGTAGTGCTGGCTCTCAGAGCCAGATTAATAGTAGTACAATGGTGGGTAGTACTAGTCTGGTATCAGTGGAATTATCTAAAGGTAGATGGATAGTAATCTATGCAGATGGTACTAATAGGAGGATTTTCGGTTTATCCTATGATGGATCTACATTTACTAAATCATCTACAGAGATAGCGGATAGTGCTGGTTTTGGTAATGGCTCCTGGTGTATAATATCTGGTATGGCTTTTATCCTGGATAATGGCTCTGGATCCTGGGGTTTATACTCCTATAGTGGTGGTACTGCAGCTGTAGTAGAGGAGGATACTGGCACGCTATCTCAGGCATATACAGGAGATGGAGGAGAGTATGATGTATATCCATTATATCAATCTGCTGCAGATGTATGGGTGATTATCTATTGCTATAAATATGATAACTCAGGTACTCCTACTCCAGTGTATCAGGCTATAGAGGTAGATGTATCTACTCCATCTACTACTACGGTAACAGAGCTGGATGCCTATGCCTATACTGGAATAGGCAGCCCTGGTACTCAAAATCCAAGACTGGCATATTTCGGAAAGGTATCAGGAGCTCATTACTTTGCTGGGTTTTATACTAATAGGCCTACTATAGCTAATAGGGGGCAGCTATATCATGTGAGTATAAGTTTTAGTGAGAGCTCAGAGGTATTTACTCTAGAGAAAGCAGAAACGCTATTAGATAGCCATAATTATAATAATCTAGCTTGTAATGGTAATGGTAATCATTACGATCCAGAGATAATTACTGGGGTGAGTACTTTCTCAGTAAAAGTAAATGCGGAGAGTACTCTGGAGGCTGTAATAGTCTATAGGCGTGGAGGGTCTGGTATTGCTAGTAATACAGATACTAGAGCGCTGTATTACTCTATGAATAGTAGTACAGGCGCATTAACTTTAGAGGATAGTGATACTACAGGATGGGTATATGATACAGATGTGATCCTATCTCTATATAAAAATGGATCTAGTATATCAGATACTCAGTATATACTAACAATGCCAGATGAGGATGCATCTGGATCCTATGAATGGGAAACATATCAGGGATATTTAAATGTAGATACCGGCGCTAAGACTGTAGAGGTAAATGGTAATGTATCCTGGAATAATATAGATGGAGGTACTTATATAATGGCTCATAATGGATCCTTTAGCTATAGCTATGACTGGGATACCCTTATATGCCTATGGGCGGAAAATGCAGCTACTCCTAAAGTAAATAGGCATATAGCATCTATAACTAATAGCTAGATGGGGATAGTAAGGGTGATAGCTGGTAAGGGTACTGGAATACTGGTAAAAGTATCTCCTGTAGTAGAGGAGGTGAGTACTGAGCTGATTATAAAGCAGAGCCAGCAGGATCTGCAGCCAAAGTATATAGCAGCTGGAGCTCTAGAGGGAGATGTATTAGAGGTGTATATGGTAAATGAGGCTAATATACCGGAGGGAGTATTTCCGGGAGGCTGGCTGTATGATGGTACTGCCTGGAGTATAAATCCGGCCTGGATAGATGAGCCAGATGAGATAGATATATGAAAATGCTAGTACATAAAAATAGCAGGGTAATTACTGCTATAGGAGGTAATGTGGATAAAATCCCTGGGCAGTACTGTATCAGAAAGTCAGGGCTTGATAATTATCCGAAATATCAGAGCTCTTATAATTTGGAGGAGCATGATGTGAAGCCTAAAGATCTGCCAGAGCTGCCTCCTAAAAAATGTGTAGGTAAATACTGCTGGGATCCGGTGCAAGGGTTTTATGATAATCCAAAGCATATAAAAAGCATCTAAAAATATTAAGGGAGATGGCAGATCAGAACACTATTAACAGAGATGATTTAACGGTAAAAGAAACGGTGCTAAAAATCCTGGATAGATTAGATAGATTAGATAAAGCTCTCTCTGAGGATATGCATGATATTAAAAACAGATTAACTCCTCTGGAGGAGCATAAAATACAGGTAGAGAGAGATCAGTATAATATGCGCTGGCAGCTTCCTCTGCTTATATCTATGAGCGGAGTAATAGCAGCTCTGATAGGGGCGCTGGTAACTTTGATCGTGGTACTATGAGAAAGTTAAGAGAGTACTGGCTAAAGCTGGTGGAATTTGTGGAGCTATGGCCGGAGGTTTATAGTGTGGCTATCTTAATAGCAGCTTGGTATTTTAGCTCTAGGATCCTGGATCTGCTAGATCCTATGGCTGGAGCATTTAAGCTAGGAGAGATCCATAGGGTTTTATTTTCTGTAGTGGTGGTGGCTATCCTCTCCGGGTTTGCCTTTTTAGGGATTAAATTAAATTATCCTGGGCTCTATAAGTACTATGCTCAGGAGTTTAAACATGATTTTAAAGAGCTCAGTGCATGGCAAAGAGTAAAAGTATTTTCGGCCTATTATCTGCTGCTATTATCTCTGCTGGTACTATGTGCCTGGATCTTATAAATAATCCTCCAGAGGAGCCTAGTGATCCTCTGAGGGTAGATAAAAGATCCCTGGTGCAGCAGATCTATCTGGATCAGGTAGGGGTAATGGAGGCTACTGGTAATAATGATGGAGATCAGGTAGAGGCATATCTGGCATCGGTAGGCCTGGGCTCTGGCTATCCCTGGTGTGCTGCATTTGTGGCCTGGGTGCTATATGAGGCTAAAGTAGAGCATAATATTACGGCCTGGAGCCCTACCTGCTGCCCGGATGATAGGATGATATGGAGTAGAGCTGGAGGTAGATCATCTAGGGATCCGATCTCTGGGGATATATTTGGGATCTATTATACCAGTAAAAAGCGGATAGGACATACTGGATTTATAGAGGCCTGGGAGGATGGTACTCACTGTATAACAGTGGAGGGTAATACTGATGGCTCCGGATCCAGGGAGGGAGATGGAGTATATGCCAGGAGGAGGAGTAAAGGGATGATATTTAAGGTAGTAAACTGGATAGATGATTAAGGAGCGGATGATATGGATCCTGGGGATCCTGGTAATGAGTTTAGGGGTGTGGATCGCTCTGCTGTATGATCGCTGGCCTGATCCAGATCCCTGGGCTAGATCCCTGGATAGTTTGGAGCATAAAATATCTGCCAGGGATGATCAGATACAGATCCTGGAGGATAGTATATCCTGGATGATGCAGCAGGATAGTATAATAGCGCTGGAATATAATAGGATACTGGAGGATTATGAGGCTAAAGCTGATAGCATTAATAACTACTCTGCAGATGATATCTATGGATGGATCTGCAGGAGGTATGGATACCTGGATACTGGATACTGCCAGTAATACTACTGAGATCCCGGATACTATCCTAAAGCAGATAATAAAGGATCTGGAGGGGTATGATCTATGCCAGGGGGCTCTAGAGATCTCCAGGCAGAGGATCCGGATACTGGAGGAGGTAATAGTGCTGCAGAGAAAAGAGATACAGATGCTCCAGGATAATAGGCATGATCAGGATGCTAGGGAGAGGATCCGGATGCAGCAGATCCAGGTGCTCCAGGATAAAAATAAGCAGCTGCAGATCCAGAGGGATCTATCTATAGGGGTATCTCTGCTCCTGATCCTGATCATAGCTATCCTCTAGAAAGTTTAAACCAGAGTTTAAACCAGGCAAAAGAGGCAGCTACTGTATCCGGTGTAACTGCCTCTCTATCAGTGTGGGGCATACTGGATTTGAACCAGTGGCCTCTTACCTGTCAAGCATAGGGCTCCGCTAAATACTGTAGAGAGCTGTAATCCGCTGTAATGCTGCAGATCATGAGTATCCATATAGGCTCCAGGCTATTTTATGGTATCTATAAAGCAGGATAAATACAGTATCTGCTCTATTATATTTGTGTTTATATACTCTGGAAAGTTTAAACCAGAGTTTAAACCGGGATAAATGGCAGGCAGGTATAAGGCAGTACTGTATAAAAGTAAGAGGCTGGCAGATGGAAAGCATCCGGTAATGATCAGGATCTCCATTTATGGAGGAGTAAAGTATATCAGTACAGGGATCCGGTGTGCTGCTGATCAGTGGGATGATCATGCTGGAGCTCCGCTGGGAGCATCTGCCAGGGAGCGTAATCTGATAAATCTCCGGATATATGAGGCAGGCCAGGCTCTAGTAGATATGCTCTCTGGAGAGGTGCAAACGGTGGAGAGATGGGCGGAGCTGATCCAGGGGGATAAAAAGCAGGAGCCTCTGGTGCTGGATTATTATGATCAGATAATAAAGGATCTGGAGGCTGCAGGATCCAGGGGTAATGCTAAGCTGTATAGATCGGTAAAGAGTATCCTAAAGGGGATGCCTGGTATGAGTAAAAAGAGGATCCGGGATCTAGATTATAGATTTATCCTGGCCTGGGAGCAGGATCTGAGATCCAGAGGCAGGAGATCTAATACGGTATCAGTATATATGCGTAATCTCCGGGCGGTATGGAATAGGGCTATAAAGGAGGGGCTGGTAGATCAGAGCTCCTATCCATTTGCCAGGTATAAGATCCCTAAAGCAGAGAAAAATAAGAGAGCGCTGGCACTGGATGAGATCCAGAGGATCCGGGATCTGCAGCTATCCGGATCTGCAGCTAAGGCCAGAGATCTATATATGCTCTCCTTTTATCTCCAGGGCATTAATTTAATGGATCTGCTCATGAGCGGTAAAGGATCCCGGATCCGGGGGAGGCTAGAGTACAGGAGATCTAAAACAGGTAAGTATTATAGCGTGAGGATCTATCCGGAGGCAGATCAGATCCTGCAGAGGTATAAAGGCCAGGCCTATCTGCTGGATCTGCTAGATGGCTATCCGGATCCGCTAAAGCAGGTGTATAATTATACTAAAACAGTAAACAAGTATTTAAGGCATATAGGAGAGGAGCTGGCACTGAGCAGGAAATTAACCTACTATACTGCCAGGCATAGCTACGCTACTGCAGCCAGGGATCTAGGGTATCCTAGAGATCTAATAGCAGCAGCTCTAGGGCATAGTGCTAGAGATATAACAGATACCTATTTAGCAGATTATGATCTCCAGGATCTAGATCAGATGCTCCGGGCGGTATTGGATGCGCTGTAATTATTGTGCAGATTTCTTTATGATCCCTTTTACTAGGTATAGATCCTGGATAGCATCCAGCTCTATTATAATATCGTCAAAATTAGGGTTAGTAGCAGTAAGCAGTAGATGATCCGGGCTATCTAGTTTGCGGATCCTGCGGATCATATTTAGATCCTGAGTAGACAAATAAAATATTTGTCCGTAGGGTATTATAGATCTATCTCTGATAACTTTTAGTACTGCTACATCTCCAGCACTGATATCCGGATACATATCATCTCCGGATATCGTAATAGCTATCTGGCAGTCTGAAAATGCTGGGTATTTAAACCTATCTAAAGTAGTATCATGATCCATATCAGAGCTATTTATAAGGGCACTAGCTCTAGTAGAGTTTATAGTGCTCATAGGTATTAATGGAATGCCTAGAGGATCCTCTAGGCTGCTCTTATTATGGTCGCTGCTAATATCGCTAATAATATGATAATCCTCATCTGGCTCCTGGATCTGGTTGAGGTTTTTAATCTCTAGGGAGATCTCCTGGAGTTTATGCATAATAATATCTGCTCTCTGGCCTGATTTATCCAGTGATATCTCCTGCTCCAGCTGATCTGCCTGGGCTGGATATATGCTAAAGGCTCTGCTGTAGGTTTTGAGGGGGCACTGGTTACGGCCTTTTAAAATATTGCTGAGCATCTGAGGGCTAGTGCCTAGATCCTCTGCTATTTTCTTATAACTCCTGCCAGTAGATTTAACTAGAGTAATTAGCTCTATAAATCCCTGATTTAATATCTCCTGATCCATTACAGTAAAATAAAGTGAACAGTGTACTGTTAATAACTCCTAGCTGTAGATAGGTGTATTTATACTGTAAAATGCTGTAAAATTGCTGTAGTAATTACATAAAGCTACAAATAATGCAGGATATAATGGTGCCAGCATCCTATTTATCAGGATCTGATAGGCTAAAGCTCAGGATGCTAAAGGTAAAAAGCCAGTGGAGATTATTGGGGCTGGGGAGTTATCTGGAGTATCTCCGGATGCGTTATCCTAAGCTAGTGGAAAGCCTGGGAGAGGCTAGAGTAAATAGGATCATATCTCTCCAGGGATCAGATGAGGATCTAGTAAAGGCTCTGGAGGATATCCTGGAAAGCTATCAGTAATGGATAAGGCAGCAGAGATAAAAGTACTGGAGATGCTGAGCAGCGTGGTGCTGCAGGATGCTACATATGTAGAGGCCTATAGCGTGCTCTATGATGCTGCAGCTGCTCCGGTGATCAGGATTATACTCAGATCTGATATAATAGATGATCTGCAGCTGCAGTATGATCTGCCTAAAATGAGGGTAGATTATTGGCTGGAGCTCCGGATATCGGATATATGGGCAGCTGGAGAGGATTATCTCTATCTGCCTACTGATTTAGCAGATAGTTACTATGGGGATTATAGCGCTCTGCTAGGAGATCCTCTGCAGTTGAAAATATCGGTTTTTAGGTTGGTTGAGAGCCTGGATAAGTGTAGGGTGCTGCATTTGTCCAGGCTATTTTATGACCTGATAAGAGTAGTGGATTTATCATCTCAAAATTATAGTAATGATCAGGATTAAAGCAGAAAATGCGGAGCAGTACTATAGCAGTATGCGCTCTAAGATCCAGGAGGCAGGTAGTGTAAATGCTATGCTGGATATTATGGTATCAGAGTTTCAGACCGGGGTACAGGATCGTATGAGATCCTATTACAAAAGGATGATAAATAAAACGTGCAGAGGAGATCTGGAGAGAGCTAGGATGCTCATGATCCAGGAGCTAAATAGTATGGAGCATAATTATTATGCGGAGTAGCATGGTGGAGCCTATTAGCATAAATGCAGCTCTGGCTAGGATAGCAGAGATGCAGGTAAAGGTGGTAGTATCTCCGGGGGTAAAAGGCCTGGAGGTATCTCTAGTAGATAAGCAGAGTAATCTGATCTCCAGGATCCAGGTGAGGGAGGATGATAGGCTGAGTATCCTGCTGGCTGGTGCTATGGTATCCGGGCTAAATAGGGTGCTCAGTGATCAGAGTAAAGCAGGCCTGGTAAATCTCCAGTATGATCTCTATAGGCTCCTGGAGAGAGCTGAGCCAGTGTATAAAGCGGTAAATGCAGAGGATTATGAGTAGAGTAGTGCCTGGCATATGCCTAATCATAAAGCAGGAGCATCTGCAGGATCTGATAGATCTAGGATATGCAGAGCTCCGGGAGTGGAATTGGATACCGGCAGCTAGGGCTAAGCAGCTCCTGGCCTGCTCTGGATCATATTTAAAGAAGCTCCGGGATCATGGCCTGATAGAGTACAGTATGGATCCTGATGGGAGAAAAATACTCTACTGTAAAAAGAGCATAGAGGCCTATCTAGAGAGTAACAGAAAAAAGAGGTACAGATGAGAAAGCAGCTAGATATATTTTATAACACTGCAGCACTCCATAAGGGAGATTATGAGAGAGCGGTGCAGAAAGCTACAAGGCAGAGAGATCTGATCCTGGATCTATTTAAAAAGTATCCAGATCAGGGATTTACTGCTCCGGAGGTGCATAGCATGATCCAGGAGCTGCATAGAGCTCCTATTACGTCCATCCGGAGAGCTATTACTAATCTTTATAAGGATGGGCATCTGGAGAAAATGCAGCAGCAGAGAACGGGGCTGCATGGGGTGCCTAATTATCTCTATAGGCTATGTAAATAGGCTGGGAGGCTCCGGGATTTTCGTAGAGGTTTTATCCTGGAGCTCCTGGCCTTTTTAAGATAAAAGGATGATGGGAAAAATATCAGTTTATGCTATCCCTGGCATAATAACAGGGGATAAGCTAAAGGTGCTCAGAGATCAGGTATCTAGATCCTATGGATTAACTGAGAGAGATCTGGTAAAGCGTACTAGGATAATGGAGATCCGCTGGCCTCGCCAGGTGTATCATTATCTAGCTACTAGATATGGATCTAATCAGGATAGCTATAGGGTAATAGCAGCCAGTACCGGATTAACTCATAGTACTATAGTAAATAGTATCTCCAGGGTAATTAATGCAGCTCATACAGATAAAGGTATAAAGGCAGAGGTGCTGGAGATCTCTGCTAGGTGTGCAGATTTCTATGGATCTAGTGGGGCTGCAGTGCATGAGGAGATAAAGCAGGAGCTAACATGGGAACGGTAATAGAAAGGATCTCCAGTAGGGAGTTTAGGGTAAATGGAAAGCTAGTTGAGCTGGTATATGGTGGATATAAGGTATCCGGATCCTGGAGTAATGAGGAGCTGAGATCCTGGAGATCCTATTACAGAGATCTAATAACTAAAAATAGATAGATATGGTAGAGTTTTTATGGCTGCTAGTAATAGCAGCAGGAGCTGGCCTGGCTTATATGGGATATAGGCTGGATAAGCTAAATGCAGAGCTCCAGCAGGAGCGTAATAAGGGCTATGGCCTGGTAATTTATAGGCCTAATAAATCTAGGAGATTTGGGAGCCAGTCTGGATATTATTGGATCCGGACTAGGCCAGATCTGATTAACGGTAAAAAGCAGGAGCGCTGGCTATGTTTTACCTATAGTGATCTAGATAATGCTCTGGATAGATCAGTGGATAATCCAGAGGATATCCCTAATCCAGAGCAAATAGCAGAGGCTAGGATGGCTGCAGATGCATTTATAGGATCAGAGCTATGAGAGTAGAGATCTGGATAAAGGTAGTGCTGGCTCTGGTGGCTGTAGTGGTGATCTATCTCCTGTGTGCATTTATGGCCTGGGAGATGGATCCTGCTCTATGGGATCCTATGGGTAGGTTTATGATGGTAATAGTGGTGCTGGCTAGCTGGTTAGGAGTGGTAGCTCTAAAAGTAGAGAGAGATGATAGGAGGGAGTAAAGCGCTGGGATATGAGATCCTGATGCATCTAGGGATAATCATAGGGCTGCTCCTGGCAGATGCTGGATATATTTTCTGGAGTGCTGTAGCATTTGCTAAGAGTGCTCTGGATCTATTATTAATGATCCGGGTAAGTTACCTGGAGGCCAAAAAGTAAAGGATAATGGGATGCATGGTATTAACTCCTGGAGGAGTAATTAAGGTAGAGGCTGCAGCAGAGGCTAGAGCTTATAATATGGCATATGGCTATCCATATGTAAAGGAGAGAGAGGAGGCAGAGGATGAGCAGTGCAGTTAATGAGATGGATCTGCAGGAGGCTCTGGAGATAAATCTAGAGCTCTGGAGGAGATATATGGCTAGAGCTCTAAAGTATGAGGAGAGGCAGGATTATGATCTGGCAGGCCAGGCTATGAGGCTGGCTAAAGCTCATCATATCGCTATAGATGCTCTGCTGGAGAGGATAGATGCCAGAGCTGGATCAGGTAGTAATAACGTAAAAAGCATATAGAGATGCCTAAAAGATTAACAGATACAGATATATGGGTAAAAGGCTGGTTTAGAAAGCTGCCAGAGCCTCTAAAATTATTCTGGTTTTATGTAAAAGATAGATGTGATTATGCTGGGATCTGGGAGCCAGATTATGAGCTGGCATCGTTTCAGATTGGAGCAGAGATAACAAGGGAGCAGGTGCTGGATGCCTTTGGAGATAAGATCCAGGAGATCTCAGGTAAGGTATACCTGGCAAAGTTTATAGAGTTCCAGTATGGAGCCAGGTTAAATCCTGCTGCTCCTATGCATAAAAAAGTACTGGCAGCTCTGGATGAGTATGGTATAAAATATCCAGTATCTGATACAGTATCCCATAGGGTATCCCATACAGTACCAGATACAGTATCTGATACAGTATCCCATAGGGTATCCCATACAGTACCAGATACAGTATCCCATACAGTATCCCATAGGGTATCCCATACAGTATCTAGTAAAAAGGATAGTGCTGATAATCAGGATGATAAAAAATCTCCAGATAGGGTATCAGATAGGGTATATGATACAGTATCCCATAGGGTATCCCATACCCTACAAGAAGAAGAAGAAGAAAAAGAAAAGGATAAGGATATTAGGGGGGAGTATGAGGGGGGTAAAGTAGATCCGGTATCCTGGGAGGATAAAAAGAGAACGCTGCTAGAGGATACGGCCTGGCATATCCGGATAACTACCTGGCTCCTGGGGTATGATCTCCAGATAAGCAGAAAGCAGCTAGATAAGCTCCTGCTAACTTTTATACAAAAGCTGGAGGCGGATGATGATACTACTAGGGCTCTGAGAGAGTATAAGCAGTATGGGAATAACTGGATAAAGCAGGAGCTGATCCGGAGAAAGGATAAAAAGGAGAGGGCATCTGGAGAGGATCTATCTAATCTGCCTAGCAGGAGAATTATAAAAGGATGATGGAGGTAATGGATATAGGAGCAGCGGTATATGATAAGAGAGTAGAGGCAGCGGTGCTGGGCTATCTATTAAACTACTCTGGGTCTGATGTGGATCAGATCCTCTATCATGTAAAGGATCCGGAGGTATTTTATAATCCGGTGCATAGGCTCATGTATAGAGCTATCCAGGATCTAGCTGCAGATCATAAAGAGATAGATGCGCTAACAGTTGTGGATAGGATGAAGCAGCTGGATAAAATAACTGCAGAGCAGGAGTATCAGGTATATGAGGTTATGAGCCTATCTGCTCATATCGTGGATATCTTTGATTATGTAGAGATCCTGCAGAGGCTCTATATGCATAGGAGGATGCATAGGATAGCAGGGGTACTGGCTAAAGCCTCTGGAGATACTACGGTAGATCCTATAGAGGTGCTGGATAATGCCCGGCGTGATTTTGACCAGCTGATAGATAGCGTGGCAGCGGATATGGAGCAGCATATAGGAGATATCCTAGTAGATGTAACAGAGGATGTATCTAGGCTCTCAGAGGGATTAAATACGCTATCTGGAGTACCTACTGGCCTGGCCTCTCTAGATCGGATAACTGGAGGCTGGGGTAATACGGATCTGATAGTGATCGCTGCTAGGCCTGGTATGGGTAAGACTGCATTTGTACTAGGATCTGCTCTGGCAGCTGCTAGGGCTGGGCATCCGGTGGGGATTTTTTCGCTAGAGATGAGTAAGATCCAGCTAGTAAAGCGGATGGTATCTGCCTCCTCTGATGGCCTGCATAGCAATATGCTTTTTAAGCATGGTATGAGGGATAAGGCCGGGCAGAGTGATAAATACTGGCAGCAGTATCATGAGGTAGTAAGAGATCTAGAGCAGCTGCCTATTTACATAGATGAGAGGATAGATGGCCTCTATGAGCTGCAGGCTAAAGCCAGGAGGCTAAAAAGCCAGTATAATATAGAGATGCTCATAATAGATTATCTGCAGCTAGTAGAGATAACTGGGGATAAAAAGCAGCGTAATAGAGAGCAGGAGATATCCACTATTACCAGGAGGCTAAAGCAGCTGGCAAAGGAGCTGGATCTGCCTATACTCTGCCTATCTCAATTATCTAGGCAGGTGGAAACGAGGGGGGATAAAAGGCCTAGACTAGCAGATCTAAGGGAGAGCGGTGCTATAGAGCAGGATGCGGATCTGGTATGCTTTTTATACCGGGCGGAGTACTATGGGATCCCTGAGCTGCTAGATGGATCTCCTAGTGCAAATATGGGAGAGGTAGAGATAGCTAAGCATAGGAACGGAGGTATAGGTACAGTGATAGTAGGATTTGATGGGAATTTTACTAGGTGGTATAATCCGGATGATCCTGGTATAAGGGTAGAGGTAATGGATGATACTAATCCCTTTTAGAGATGCCAAAGATACCAGAGGATAGTAGTAGGCACTGGGTGCCTAAAAAGCAAGGCCAGCAGCCTAGTAGAGATACAGATGGAAACTTTTACCGGAGCAGGCGCTGGAGGAAAGTAAGAGAGCAGCAGCTGATCAGGGAGCCTCTATGCAGAGAGTGCCTGGAGGCTGGAGTAGTAAAGGCTGCGGAGATGGTAGATCATATCCAGCCTATAAAGCAGGGTGGAGATAAATATGCTCCATCTAATCTGCAGAGCCTATGTAATAAGCATCATAACATAAAACGAGGCAGAGAGAGGCATGGCAAATAAAGGAATAGATCTGGATCAGAGCAGTAAAATATATACAGGGGGGAGGGGGGTTAAATCTGTCTCTTATACACATCTCCGAGC